ATGCGCCGAGGAAGTGTATATCGCAACCTACAAGTGGCTGAAAGGATTAGGCTGTGACCGGCTTATCAACCCACAGCTTGTGGAGCAATATGCGATGTCAGTTTCTCGATGGGTACAGTGCGAGGAAGCAATTTCTGAATTTGGCTTTCTGGCAAAGCACCCCACCACCGGCAACGCAATCGCAAGCCCGTATGTATCTATGAGTCGGGACTATATGAAGCAGGTCAATTCCACCTGGTTTGCAATCTTCCAGATAGTTAAGGAAAACTGCACTGCCGATTATAGTTCCACCCCGCACGATGACCTTATGGAGCGTCTGCTGACAGCACGGCGCGGACACTAAAACACTTGGAGGTAACCATTTATGTTTGAAAAAGTAAATCCGGCACATCCGGATAAGTTGGCGGACCGGATTGCCGGTGCGTTAGTTGACTTGTCATATGGCAAGGAGGAAAATCCCCGCATTGCTGTGGAAGTCCTAATCGGCCACGGCAAGTGCCAAATCATTGCAGAGACTTCTGTGGCGTTGCCCGCCGATGCTGTTACTGCTGCTGTCCACCGGATCGCCGGTCCCTTGGAAGTGGATTATGTGGAAGTTCCCCAGGACGCCCATCTGTCCCGAAATCAAACCGGTGCTATCCGCTGTGGCGACAACGGCATCTTTAAGGGTATGCCTGTGACCGAGGAGCAGAAAAAGCTGACCGGCATTGCCAGAGCAATTTATGCTTTCAACCGCACCGATGGGAAATACATCCTGGACGGCGACCGCCTGATCATCTGTCAGAGCAACGCCAAGAGTGAGGAGCTGAAATCCATCTTCCCCAACGCAGAGGTTAACCCCCTAGGCGATTGGACTGGTGGCACCGATGTTGACACCGGAGCTACCAACCGGAAGCTAGGCAGTGATATGGCAGACTCCGTTACTGGTGGCGGTCTGCACGGCAAGGATCTCAGTAAGGCTGATGTCAGCGTAAACATCTACGCTTGGCGGAAGGCACAGGAAACCGGCAAGCCCGTGGAGTTCTGTTGTGCCATCGGCGACGAGACTGTTGGCGGTATCCCTTATTCTGAAATCGTAGAAACAGCGAGACAGCACATCCAAGCTTTGGGTGGCTTTGAAGCCTTCGCTGCGTGGGGTCTCGTATGATTATCGAAAAGAAAAGCACAGCAGACCTTCTGCCTGCAGACTACAACCCCCGCAAGGCTCTCAAGCCCGGCGACCTGGAATATGAGAAGCTGAGGCGTTCCATCGAGCAGTTTGGCTATGTGGAGCCGGTCATCTGGAACAAAACTACTGGCCGTGTGGTTGGTGGACACCAGCGACTCAAGGTGCTGATGGATATAGGTCACACCGAAGTAGACTGTGTTGTGGTGGAACTTCCCGAGGAAAAAGAAAAGGCTTTGAACATCGCCCTGAACAAGATTTCCGGCGAATGGGATAAGGACAAGTTGGCTTTGTTGATTACGGATCTGCAGGGCGTTGACTTCGATGTGTCCCTTACCGGCTTTGACCCTGCGGAGATTGATGACCTTTTCAAAGACTCCGTTAAGGACGGCGTGAAGGATGATGAATTTGACGTCACCGCCGAACTGGAGAAGCCCACCATCACCAAGGCTGGCGACATCTGGACGCTCGGCCGGCACCGCCTCATCTGCGGCGACAGCACCAAGGAGGAGACCTTTGAACAGCTGATGGCTGGCAAGAAGGTCAACCTGGTCATTACCGACCCTCCCTACAATGTCAACTATGAAGGCTCTGCCGGAAAAATCCAAAACGACAATATGGCAGACGCAGCCTTCTATGATTTCCTGCTTGCTGCCTTCCAAAACACAGAAGGCGTGATGGCAGACGATGCGTCCATTTATGTTTTCCACGCTGATACCGAGGGACTGAACTTCCGCAAGGCATTTGCCGATGCGGGTTTTTATTTGTCTGGGTGCTGTATTTGGAAAAAGCAGTCTCTGGTGTTGGGGCGTAGTCCTTACCAGTGGCAGCACGAACCCTGCTTGTACGGCTGGAAAAAGAACGGCAAGCATCAGTGGTACACCGGCAGAAAAGAAACTACCATTTGGGAGTTTGACAAGCCCAAGAAAAACGGCGACCACCCCACAATGAAGCCCATCCCTCTGCTGGCATATCCCATTATGAATTCCAGCCTCACCAACTGCCTAGTGTTAGACCCCTTTGGGGGCTCCGGCAGTACGCTCATCGCTTGTGAGCAGACCGACCGTTGTTGCTACACCATTGAGCTTGACCCCAAGTTCTGTGATGTCATCGTGAAGCGGTACATTGAGCAGGCCGGTAGCTCTGTCGGTGTATCTGTACAGCGAGATGGCTTAACCTACCAGTATGAGGAGGTAGCAAATGAAGGTAGCGGTAATTGATGCAGACCTCATTGGTCGCAAACGCCACCGCTTTCCTAACCTTGCGTGTATGAAAATCTCCGGCTACCACAAAGCAAAGGGCGACTCTGTTGTATTGCTCCGGTCCTATGCTGGGTTGGAGCAGTATGACAGAGTTTACTTGTCCAAGGTGTTTACAGACACACCCGTGCCTGCGGAATGTTTGAAGTTTCCGAAGGTGCGTTATGGTGGCACCGGTTTCTTTTACGATACAGCACCACCCCTTCCCGATGAGATAGAACACCATATTCCGGACTATCACCTATACGATAGTTGGATTACAGAACAGCTTGTGGCGGGTGGCAAAGCTAGCGAATACAGTTATTACACCGACTACTCCATTGGCTTTCTGACCCGGGGTTGTTTTCGGAAATGCTCGTTCTGTGTGAACCAAAACTATGATCGAGTTGTACCACACAGCCCCCTTGCGGAATTCCAAAATCCGGCTCGTCCCAAAATCTGCTTGCTGGATGATAACTTCTTTGGCTACGGACAGTGGCGGGAGCTTTTGCTTCAGTTGCAAGCGACTAGGAAACCGTTTCAGTTCAAGCAAGGCTTGGATGAAAGGCTGCTGACTCCGGATCGCTGTGAGTTGCTATTTGCTAGTAAGTATGACGGCGATTACATTTTCGCATTTGACAATGTGGCAGAGGCTCCGCTGATCGAACGCAAGATACAGCTGGCACGGCAGTACACCGATGCGGTTATGAAATTTTACTGCTTCTGTGGCTTTGATCGGGACGGCAAATGGGATGAAGCTTTCTGGAAACAGGATATTTTCGATTTGCTTTACCGCATCGATATCCTGATGCGAAATCGCTGCCTGCCTTATGTGATGCGTTTTGCTAGGTACACGGAGAGTCCGTACCGTGGCGTTTATGTAAGCATTGCTCGGTGGTGCAATCAGCCCAGTTTTTTCAAAAAGAAAAGTCTCCGGGAGTTTGCCCTAGCCAACGGTGAGAGCAGTGCTTGCTATCGTTACCTAGCCGACTTCGAGAAACGATTCCCGGAAGTCGGTAAATTCTACGATATGAGGTTTGAGAAATGAATAAACTTACCCTCGGCAGTTTGTTTGACGGCTCCGGAGGTTTCCCTTTGGCCGGCTTGCTTTCCGGTGTCACACCTGTGTGGGCATCGGAAATCGAGCCGTTTCCTATCCGGGTAACCACCAAGCGACTGCCTTTTATGAAACACTATGGTGACATCTCCCAAATGGACGGCGGGAAGATTGAGCCGGTGGACATTATTACCTTTGGTTCTCCTTGCACCAACCTTTCTGTGGCTGGGCGCCGGGAGGGTCTTGATGGCAAACAATCCAGTTTGTTTTACCAAGCCGTCCGTATTATCAAAGAAATGAGGTGTGCCACAAATGGCAAATACCCCCGTTGGATCTGTTGGGAAAATGTCCCCGGAGCATTCTCGTCTAACTCCGGATGCGACTTCCAAGCGGTCCTCGACTCAATTATCCACATCGCAGAACCGGAGGCTCCCTCGGTGCCTATGCCTGAAAAAGGCGGATGGCCTGCCGCAGACTGCTATATGGGAGACGGATGGAGCGTTGCGTACCGAGTACTCGACGCTCAATATTGGGGCGTTCCCCAACGCAGAAAACGCATCTTCCTTATCGGCGATCTTACAGGTCAATGTGCCGGAGATGTATTATTTAAGTCAGAGGGCTTGTCTCGGTATTCTGCGGAGAGCTTCCGTGCGTGGCAAAGAGCTACCGGAAGTGTTGAGACTGGCACTACGGCATCAGGCTTCGGCCTAGATGGTTATAACGGTGCCATTGGTGATAAGGCAGCTACCCTCGGAGTGAACTGTGGGATGTCTACTGGTCGCAATGGTGTAGTCCTCAACGACCAAGGCGGCAACCGTATGGATGTTACCCACGATGTAACTTGCACCCTCCGTGCAGAGGCACATCACCCTCCGGTGGTTATGGAGCCGGCAGCAGTTCCTCTCAACAATCACCCTGCTGACAGCCGTGTTGATATTGCCGAGGATGGAACAGTGCAGACATTGACTTCCCGGATGGGAACCGGTGGTGGCAATGTTCCCATGGTGATGGATTTGGTTAAGGTGTTCGGCATCTGCTCTTATGACAGCAATGCAATGAAATCGGATAACCCTCACAGCGGTTTTTATGAAGCAACGACCACACGCACCCTAGATGCCAATGGTGGAAACCCCACTTGCAATCAGGGTGGTGTGGCAGTTGTTTGCATAGACCAGGGCGGCGGTAAATCCGCCTGTAATGTAACGGAGAACATGTCTCCCACACTTACCTGCACCCACGGCGGAGAGCCGGCAGTTTGCGTGAAGGGTGCAACCATCGCTATCGAAGGAAACGGAAGTCGTCCTTCTCACAAAGGAGATGGCTACAGTGAAACCGATGTGATGTATACCCTCAACACCATCGAACACCACGCAGTTGCTGCGCCAACCTTCTCGTCCAGTAAATCCTCTTTCTTTTCTAATGCAGAAAAGGAACTTGCCAACACCCTAGTGGCTACGGATTACAAAGACCCTCCCATCATCAACACGACTCCGGTAGGTTTTGATCCTTCTACCGCTAGGGATGTTGGGCAGTATGTTTTGGAGGACTGTGGCAACACCTTAGTCAACGGCACTTGCCCTGGCTACCATAATGGTGTGGTTGACGCTTCCTATGCGGTTCGTAGATTGACACCTACAGAATGTGCTAGGTTGCAGGGTTTCCCGGATTGGTGGTGTTCTGATTTGGAGACCGCCGAACCCACAGGCGAGGAGGTTGCTTTCTGGACAGAGGTTTGGGAAACGCATCGTAAAATTGTATCTCCCGACACCAAGCCAAAGACTGAAAAGCAAATCCGAAAGTGGATAGCAAGCCCCCACTCCGATGCCGCAGAATATAAGCTTTGGGGTAATGGCGTAGCCTTGCCTTGTGTGTTTTTTGTGCTTGCAGGCATTGCCTATTACGCCCATCTCACAGATTGTCCGGAATAAAATAGTCCTCCGCACCGGTTGTGTATTTGTCGTAGTCGATGCGGAAGGCGGTGTTTTTGCTTACATGGTAACACATATGGCCGGCCCAGCCCAAGAAGCAAATCGTGCCGTTGGGTTGGAGAGCCATAATATCCTCCACCGGGCGGTCGGCAACAGAGACGCCATCGCCATACCCAATACCTTCTCGCAAGGCATCGCTCATAAAGCGATACTGCGTTGCCTGATCTTTCAAAAGAATATAGACCTTCTTTTCTGTGCTGATGAGATTTCTGATGGTTCGCATAAAAATACGCTCCTTTAAGTAAATTCCTTAAAGAGAGCGCAAAAAAAGCAACCCCATCGTTACGATAGGCTTGCACTAGAAAGCATATAACCTATCGGTCAAGCATTAGCACCTTGCCTTCCGGTAGGTTGCTGGCGGTCACAGGGCTTGTCCCTCACGCACTCTTTATAGGTGCTTTCATTCTAACGAGCTTACTTTTGTTTGTCAAGAGGCAAGGTGTAACATGCACAAATTCAGTCCCTTATATTGTACATAATCTGTTGCAGAAACAACTTGCTATATTGGAAAAGTAGAGCGAATATGTGACTACCCAAATTAAAGGAGGTCACCTATATGACTATTAAAACAACCGCCCAGGGCAAAGAACGCAAGAGAATGGCATTGGTCATTTCCCAATGGACCGGCCACCCGGTTAAGTACGCAGGAGCCCCCACCTTCAACTACGAGGTCGGCGGCATCGTGATCGATAAGGATGCCGGGGTCGACATCGGCAACGCTTTGACGGACGAGGCAATCGACCGCCTGGTGCAGCATCTTATCAACGAAGGCTTCGAGATTGAAGACTTCACTTCCACCGCAGAGCAGGAAGAGCAGGACGCCGAAGGACCTACCGGGATAGCAATTCAAATCCCCATGAGCAAGGTAACCGAAAGCGGTCTGGAAAACCTATTCTCCTTGATCGACGCCAAGGGGGATCTGATCAAGAAGGCCTTGGGCGTGGATGCCTTACCAGTTAACCTAATCGATAACCGGCTTGACTTCCCCTGGTTTCCGGTAGGCTGCCAACCGGAAGAGCTACACGCCTATATGGAATTTGTCACCGCTTTGTGCGAGATGGCAAACAACCAGAAGCGTGTTAACAAGAAGGCCAAGGAGCAGTCTACCGACAATGAGAAGTACGCATTCCGGTGCTTCCTGCTTCGGCTCGGCTTTATTGGCGACCAGTACAAAACTACCCGGAAGATTCTGCTTCGCAACCTCAGTGGCAACACGGCCTTTAGAACCGGAGCGAAGGGAAAGGAGGAAGAGGAATGCGAATGATTTCGGAAGAGGCATTGCAGAGCCTCCGGGAGAGATACCCTGCCGGCACCCGTGTGGAGTTGGTTCACATGGAAGATCCCTATAATCGCAAGTTAGTCCCCGGATGCCGGGGAACGGTCCGTGCAGTTGATTCCATCGGCACAATCCATGTGGAATGGGACTGCGGTTCAAGCCTAGGTGTGGTCTATGGCGAAGATATCTGTAGAAAGGTGGATGCCGAGTGACTGAGGATATTTTGGCACGACTATTCTATGGTCAGGTCAGTCCGTTTGATGACACAGTTGAGGATATAGAGTCCTTCCGGGAACTGAATCACGAACTAAGTGGCATCTGGACAGAGATCCAAAAGCAAGCGCCTCCTGAACTCATGGAACTGCTTGTTCGCTACAAGGTCTGCCGTGCTGACATTGAGATGCTTACCCAGTTGGATCGTTTCAAGGTTGGGTTTCGCCTTGGCGTACAGCTTGCAACAGCCGCCACCGGAGGCGCAGAAATATCCAAATAAAATACACTATTTGACCAAATTTCTTAAAGCTACATTGTGTACTTTATGCCGCAGATATAACTTGCTATATACCGGATTCAGAGCAATAATGTGTACTACCAAAGAACAACGGAGGGAAACACAATGAAAAGAATCGAGACTTTTGAAAACGCCATCACCAACCAGGTCAAGGACCTTAAGGCAGAGGGAATCAACCCTACCGCCTACTGGGCTTACCGAAACAGTTGCCGGTGCGGCAACGACCTCATCGACTTCAACGAGGTCATTTGGGATGAGGACATCCCGGCAATCGCAGAGGCCTTCAGCCAGAACGGCATCACCGAGTTCACCATCAGCTGCAACTTCTCCGGCTTGATTCGCATCCTGGTTGCATTTGAAAAGGCCGGCTTTAAGATGAACGGCACTTGCCAAGTCAACGCTCCTTACAAGAATTGGGGTAGCGATGAATGGAGCAAGGTTGATGCCCTGCATATGATCCGCGCCTAACTTCAAAACAAAACAGAGAGGACAACCCCGGTAGGGGCTGTTCCTCGCATACGGCAAGTCGCACCAATTTGGTGGCGGCTATTTTTTATACCCTTTGTAGGAGGTGATCGCATATCAGAAAACTGAAAAAGTACAAGCCAACCCGGTTTATGGCGAAAGGCTCCTACTACGATAAGGCATCTGCTGATTATGCGGTCAGCTTCATCGAATGCCTGTGCCACACAAAAGGCACCTGGGCAAGAAAGCCTTTCGAGCTTATCGATTGGCAAGAGCAAATCATCCGGGATGTGTTCGGCACACTGAAGCCGAATGGCTATCGGCAGTTTAATACTGCCTACATCGAGATACCAAAAAAGCAAGGCAAATCCGAGCTGGCTGCCGCGGTTGCCTTGCTTTTGACTTGTGGTGATAACGAAGAGCGTGCTGAAGTTTACGGCTGCGCCGCTGACCGCCAACAGGCATCCATTGTATTCAATGTGGCTGCCGATATGGTACGAATGTGTCCGGCGCTTTCCAAACGAGTCAAGATCCTCGACTCTCAAAAACGGCTCATCTACCAACCCACCGGAAGCATCTACCAGGTGCTTTCTGCGGATGTGGGTAATAAACACGGCTTTAATACCCACGGTGTTGTCTTTGATGAATTGCATACGCAGCCTAACCGGAAGCTCTTTGATGTTATGACCAAGGGCTCCGGTGATGCCCGTATGCAACCGCTGTACTTTCTAATCACTACAGCCGGCAACGACACCAAATCCATCTGCTACGAGGTTCATCAGAAAGCCAAAGACATCATTGACGGCAGAAAAATCGACCACACCTTCTATCCCGTTATCTACGGTGCTGATGATTCAGACGATTGGACAGACCCCAAGACCTGGAAAAAAGCAAATCCCTCCCTTGGAATCACGGTTGACATTGATAAGGTCCGGGATGCCTGTGAGTCTGCAAAGCAGAACCCCGGCGAAGAGAACGCCTTTCGCCAGCTCCGGCTAAACCAATGGGTCAAGCAAGCTGTCCGTTGGATGCCTATGGAGAAATGGGACAAGTGTGCTTTCGCTGTCCGGGAAGATGACCTGGAAGGTCGTGTCTGCTACGGCGGTCTTGACTTGTCCTCCACCACAGACATCACAGCGTTGGTGCTGGTGTTCCCACCCACCGACGAGGACGATAAATACATCGTCCTGCCACACTTCTGGATTCCGGAGGACAATGTTGATTTGCGTGTCCGGCGAGACCACGTTCCCTATGATGTTTGGGAGCGACAGGGCTACCTCAAAACCACAGAAGGCAATGTCGTCCATTACGGCTACATCGAGAAGTTCATTGAGAAGCTTGGTGAACGCTTCAATATCAGAGAGATAGCGTTTGACCGGTGGGGTGCTGTGCAGATGGTGCAGAACCTAGAGGGTATGGGCTTTACCGTTGTGCCCTTTGGTCAGGGCTTTAAGGATATGAGTCCGCCGACGAAGGAACTGAT